CACTGCTTCGGCACTCTCTGGGACAATCTTATCTCCAGCGTTTAGGGAATTGGAGTCTGTTCCGTTTAAAATGAGAACCCCAAACTCCCCACTTTCAATTCCATGTGATATTCCTATACCATCAAAGTCAGTGTGTGCAAATTGGGGGCTTTCTTCTACAAGATAATACCCAGCGTTTGTGCTATTGGAGTCTGTCCCGTTCAGTTGAATAGAGAAACCAGCCCCTATGGTTTCATCATCTTCTAGAAGTATAACCTGTTCCAGTTCACCAACTCCAGCAACAGAAGCACCCAACCGGCGTTGCATGACTTCATCAAACAGTACCTCGAAAGTAGAAGCAAGTATTGGTGAGAATGTATCTGTATCAGCAGTATATTCACCGCCAAGACTTGATCCTGTGGTTGATATTGCCATAGAAACTGCTGTTGCAGCAGAAACTTTACCAAATACAGCAAATCCAGCTGGATGTACTGCTTTCTTTAGAGGCCTAAGATACTCTACTGCACTTGAATCTGTTTGAACTTCATATGAAAATGCTTGATAAAAATATGAATCCTGTATGCGAATCAAATCTTCACTGATAAGGCTTTCGACACTAGTACCATACGAAGGTGTAGTCTCTGCCGCCGTTCCTATCGTTGTGGTTCCTTTTGCAATATCAGCAGCTACAATAGTTGCGGTTGCTCCACTAGAATCCGTGACAGTAGTTGTTCCACCAGAAAAATCTATACTACTTTGATTAACAATATTATCACCAGCATTTGTAGAAGAACTGTCCGTACCATCCAACGAAATATTACCAGACGCCGTTTCTATACTATGCAATAACTTAGCACCAGCATTAGTCGAATCTGAATCTGTCCCGTTCAGTATAATTGTATTGTTGTTTCCATACTCTTCGTTTAATATGTCTCCACCAGCATTTGTGCTGGAACCATCTGTACCATCAAGAACAATGGTGCTAGGACTGTCGTCTATAGCGGAATTGGTTACGAGAGTATCACCCGCACCTGATAGTTGTGCTGAAGTGCCCCTTGAAGATTCTGTCAAAAATCTTTGTAATTGAGTTCCATATGGATCACCAGTTTCAACAACAATAGCACTTCCTGCTGTTTCGCCAGTGTCATCTTCAAGTATAATATATTCATCTACTGTGTGGTGAGCATTTAGAACAATTCGATTACCACTAGCATCTACAATTTGATCTCCCTCATCAGCAGAGTTGTTTATACCAACCGTAGTGTCTTTAACATCAGTACTGATTTTTAAACTATCTTCTAGGGCAATCTCTTCTTCATCTCCCGTTTCTAAAACAGACCTGAGAACATCTTCTATCGTGGTTTCTAAAACTTGAGTAGCAGAGTCATAATCCTTAACTGTTCCTGTATGAGTGGTTAGTGTGTTGCCATTCGCAAATGTTCCCGTCACATCCTTGAGAAGAAAGTTAGCTCTGAATGTCATGTCTGGTGCTGCTACATATTTAAAGCCTTGGTTGGTTATTTTAATACTATCGACTGCACCTATGTCAGTTGTTGTTGATAGAAGGGTTGCGCCCGTGCCTGTGGTTGATGCTACTGTGATTGTTGGAAGGGAAGAGTACCCTGCTCCCCCATCTTTTAAAAACACTCTGGTTATTTCACCAGTACTATCTGTGCCTTCCTCAAAAGCAAACGTGTCTGATGTTGTACCATACCCGTCTGGAGTGCTTTGAGATACACCATACTCCATTGAGAGGTTGTGACCAGCGTTGGTGGATGAACCATCAGTGCCGTTAAGGATCAAGTTGCTATCAGCATTTGTCCTCTCTTCATCTGTTCCGTCTAATGTACAGTTGAAAAATTCAAGGTGCGAGGTTGTTTCACCTTCTAGGAGCAGATCATCGCCATCATTGGTTGAAGAGGAGTCTGTACCGTTCATAATGAGGGAACCGTCAATTACAGAAACGAATCCTTCAGCGGCTTTGGTGTTTGCTTGTCCTGTTGAAAATGTTAGAGTATCGCCTACTTCGTATAGAGTTCCAGCGTCATCTATAATAACATCACTTACGCTGCCTGTTTTAATTGCTTCAACTTTTGTAACTGCCTCAGCATTGCCTACAGCTGAATTAGTGTCAAGTTCTATACTATCTTCAGCTGAATAAAGTATACCTCCGTCAGATACAGTTGTGTTTGTAACCATACCCCTGATTGTAAATGACATGGAAACATCTTGTTCAGAAGAAACAGCTGTAGCGGTTTCTCCATCAGTAAACGTTCCTGACAAAGAAGCAGGATCAATTTCAAATATTACTATCGAATCTCCGCCTTCAGAGGTAGTTGTTGCGTTAGCAATAATAGCTGATGCTCCAGAACTGTCACCTGTTAAAGTTTTACCTATAACCTCTGAAGCTACAGAATTAACACCAGCCGAACATCTTAAAATTGTTTGATAGGTCCACTTTCCATCAGATGGACGTAACATATATTTGTTGGGATAAAATACATCAGCATTTTCGCCAAGCAACATTCTGATGAAAATCTTGTGGCCTTCTGATGTTCCCTTTGCTCGGTAAAGCTCTCTAATGTTTTTGATTAGGTTTCTTTTGTTTACCCCAGATGCTAGTTCAGTTGGTATTGCATTCATAAAGGAATCACGAAGCTGATCTAGGAAATCATAGATGGTGTTATCAGTGTCGGCGTACTCTAATAGCTGTTGAATGTTCTGTACAGGATTTGCTCGGTATCGTGTAACCGTTCCAGTTGAACCAGAGGTTCCTCCAGTAATGGTTTCTCCTGTCTCAAATTTTTGTTGGGAGCTTATGAACAGTCTGGGTTTCGTAGCGTTGCCTAAGTCATCAACAAGAACTTTGGCTGTCGCTTTAGTTGTGCTACCAGTAATGGTTTCGTTTACAACAAACTTGCCAGTTGTCCCTGTACCGTCTTCTAGGACAATATGATTACCATCTACATCTAAAGCATAGGAAGTGGATTCTGTTTCTAAAAGAAGATCGTCAATATCTACCGTAACTCTTAGTTCACCAGCTTCAAGATACTCATAGTAGTTCTTTAAGAACTTGACAAATAAGGGATGGTCTGCTTGAACAAAGTCAGGCACCTGGCCTTCAATTAAAGGACTAAGTTTAGTGGTCAGGTTTGACGATGATGTATTATCAATTGACGCCATTTCTTAGAAACTCGTTGTTGTTTGGTAGGTAGAAGTTGGTGAATAATTTGTTCCAGCTGAAGAGTCGCCTGTAGCAACTGTATCTACCTCTCCTGTTACCGTTGAATTTGCAAAGTCTATTTCTAATATCTGATTCCGAACAGGAACTATATCAAGAGAATCTGGAATCGCGGTTATACGAATTACATCAGAAGAAGCGCCATCAACGTCTGAAATGGTTGTGATGTAAATTCCATTAATTGAAATCGAACCAGCAGAATAATTTACTGTTCCGGCTGTTGTGTCTTCATATATTCTTACCCCAGCAGTTAAGTAGTATATTCTTAGATTCCCTTCACCATCATCATCAAAGAACATTTCATTGGTTGTGTCTCCGCTGATTTTGAATCCCGTCGAAGCAATCACACCGCCAGAACTTGCGTTGTGGCCAGAGTGTGGGTTGTAGAAACTGTTATTTAGATATATGACGTAGGAGGTTGATGCTGTTGTTGTTGGCGTTAGATTGTGAGCCAACATAACATTGGTGACATTGCTCTTGATTGAGGTGTCCGTATCGTCTATGAGTCCTGTTACATGTGAGTGTCTAAACATACCTTCAAATTGTCCTAGCGTGTTTGAGTTAAAAGTTGTGAGCGCACTTGTTACGAGGGTTGCTAATTCAGTTGCGGTGCTTGTTGTTTTACTAGAGTCGAATTTAAAGGATGTTGTTAGGATGAGTTGCGTTGTTTGCGAATCAACAATAACAGGAGTAATGGAGGCAACAGTATAGGGTCCAAGATTGGTCACCAGTTGAGCCTTCTCAGTGGTTGTCAAGTTGTTTCCTGTAGTTGATTTGATAGATATGAAAACCTTGCCATACTCAGGGGTACTGACTACCCCAAGGCTTGTGTCATATGAGCCAGCGTCTCCACCAAAAACCTGTACCGATTGAGTGTTAGAAAATAAATTTTTCACCACAACCTTATAATCTTCAGCAGTCACACACCTTCCTTGAGAAGCATAATCCAGCGGTGCGTTATATTTTATTGATGCAAGGGATTCTGGTTCTGCGCCAGCGCTCGATCCATTAACCGTTGCAACAGATATGTCTGTAACGGTTGCAATTGCAGATGAGTTTGTAAATGTGGAAGCTCCATTTGCAACACCCTTGTTACTCACAACATAAGTTAGAATAACAATATTATCATCAGAAAGAGCCGTACCTATTACACCGTCTCCAAAGTAGATTTCAAACAATCCTCTCTCCACTTCCTGTAGAAAATAAACATCACTTGAAGCTGTCAGTTGAGTAATGTCAGTTGCTTCTGTAAAGGTCGTTGTAGTTGTGTCAGCTGAAGATGTTTGAACCTTCACTGTGAGTGTTGATGTATCTGCTCTGTTATCGGTGAGAAGAAACCGTTGATCCACATCAGACGAATTTACTGTATATCTTGTTGTTATAAATGTGCCTTCATAAATGCTTGTACTTGCAAAAGGAATACCAGCGCCAGTATTGGACTTGGTGATATCACTAACAGTTACAAACTGATATGGAACCTCATCAACTGTAGTGTCAAAAACTGTACCAGCTGGCATCGTTGCACTGGTAATAGATGTTGTGTTGAGAGTAACGTCAACTGTTGCTTTAGAAGCTCTTGCTGAGGATGGAACATATCCTAGTGTCTTTGCATGAGAGGTAATACTGGACCGTAGCGATGCACTGTCAAGAAACATTTCGTTAGCAAGCATGTTTGCGTTGAACCCAAGATAGTGAGTGTTATATGCGAGAGTGTCTAGCAGGATGTTCATTCCAGAACCTTCAAAGTCATAGTCTGAAAATTCTGTTTGAGCTTTGAGAAATGTTTTGAGGTTACTTTTTACCTCATCAAAGTCAAATTCTGTTACTGTTAATCTTCTGTCGTTTGTGGCCATTATCGTAATACCTCTAGAAACATTGTTAAGTCTACTAATTCTGTGGGTGTATTTACCACATAAAATTCTACTGTGACTTCATACTCATTACGATCCAAGTTGGGCAGAGCTCTCACACCAACCAACCTTGCTCTGGGTTCAAAATTCTCAATAACGTCTTCTATTTTCTTTGCAAGAATGAATGATGTTATAGGAGTCATAAGTTCAAACAGCATATCCCTGACGCCTGAGCCTATTTCTGGATGAAAGGGTTTTTCGTAGTGGTTCGTCAGCACAAGGTTCCGAATAGACCTTTTGACTGCTTGAACAGAAACAACCTTGTTGATATCCTTAGATGGTTGTTTCGCGCCAAAGAAAAGGTCTAAGTCTCTCCATTGTCT